CCAGCAGTTCGGCCGCAGCGCGGAGATCCTCGCCGAGGAGGAGGGGATCTTCATGGTCCCGATGCCCAACACGAACGCGCGCATGGCCCCCGCCAGCGACGAGCTCTACCAGGCGATCGTCGGCGGCGACCTCGTCCACGACGACGACCCGACCCTCGCCGCGCACGTCGACGCCGGCGCGATCGTCCGCACCGAGCGCGGCTGGCGCCTCACCGCCCGCGGCGCCGACGGCGACGTCGAGCTCCTGATGGCGCTGGCGATGGCCCTCGACGCCGCCTCGAGCGGCCTCGAGCGCCCCCGCCGCAAGCGCGCGATCGCGGTCTGATTTGTGTCCTGCTCACAGTTCGTGTGAGCCCGGCGCCCCGGAAGGCTTAGTACACCGCCCAGATTCCTGTTGGTGATCCGTACACAAGCCGCGCGATAATGCGCCCGTGGCGGCGCTCGACGCGATCGTGGACCCGATCAGCCTCGCCGACCGATGCGATCGGGAGCTCGACCGCCGCGCCGGCCCCCTGAACCGCTACTGGGACTACTACCGCGGCGAGGCCCAGGTCCTCTACGCCACCGTCAAGTTCCGCGAGGCGTTCGGGCAGCTGCTCAACGAGATCACCGACAACTGGTGCGGCGTCGTGATCGACAGCGCCGTCGAGCGGCTCCGCGTAACCGGCTACCGCTTCGGCAAGGACGAGTCCGCCGACGACGACGCCTGGGCGATCTGGCAGTCGAGCCAGATGGACGCCGACCAGGTCCAGGCCCACGAGGAGGCCTCGATCACCGGCCTCTGCTACCTGCTCGTCGAGCCGCCCGCCGAGACCGACACCGGCCTCCCCAGGATCTCGCCGCTCTCCCCGCTCGAGGCGGTCACCGTCAACGCCCCCGCCAACCGCCGCCGGCGGATCGCCGGCTACCGCCGGTTCGTCAACGAGCTCGGGATCCCCGAGGCGCGGGTCTACCTCCCCGACCGCGCGATCGTGCTGATGACCGACCCCGACCGCATGCCCGCGCCGACCGACCTCGAGGGCGACCACGTCGAGTACGGCAACTGGCAGGTCGTCGGCGACATCGCCAACCCCGCCGGCGTGGTCCCGATGGTCGAGATGGTCAACAAGTCGCACCTCGGCCGCGGCGGCGAATCGGACCTCCAGCCGATCCTGAGCAAGCAGGACGTGATCAACAAGTTCCTGGTCGACGCCGTCGTCAACTCCGAGTTCAGCGCCTACTTCCAGCGGTGGGCGACCGGCATCGAGCTCGAGACCGACGCCCGCGGCAAGGCGGTCCCGCCCGAGCGGCTCATGTCCGGCGTCAACTCACTTTTCGTGAGCGAGAACGACGGCGCCAAGTTCGGCGCCTTCCCCGCCTCCGACGGGAAGGTGTTCGTGGCGCTGATCGAGATGCTCGTCCAACACGTCGCCGCCCAGACCCGCACCCCGCCGCACTACCTCACCGCCGGCCTCGGCCAGTGGCCCAGCGCCGACTCGCTGCGCGCCTCGGAGGAGGGCCTGGTCCAGAAGTGCCGGCGCAAGATCCTCGAGTTCGGCGAGGAGCACGAAGAATCGATGCGGATCTCGTTCCTCATGCTCGGCGACACCGACCGCGGCCGCAACTACGCGCTCGAGACCATCTGGGCCGACCCGCAGCGCGTGAGCATCGCGCAGATCACCGACGCCGCGGTCAAGGCCCGCCAGTCGCTCGACGTCCCGCGCGTCGCGACCTGGCGCATGATCGGCGCCAGCCCGCAGGAGATCGACCAGTGGGAGCAGGAGCTCGAGGAGGAGCGCGCCGCCGAACCGCCCGAGCCCGTCGCGCCGGCCGGCCCGCCCGTGCCTGCGCCCCCCGGCGCTACTGTTCCCGCTACCTGATGGCCGACGCACCGCCGCCCGGCACGCCCCCAACCGGCACGCCCCCGCCGACCGGCACCCCCCCGCCGGCGCCGCCGCCCGCAGGCGACCCGGCCGACCCGCCGACGCCGACCCGCGAGGAGGTCATCCGCGACCCGCAAGCGCTCCTCGACGTCCTGGGGACCACGCGCGACAACGAGCGGCGCCTGAACCGCCGCCTCAAGGACTACGAGCGCGCCGAGCGCGAGCGCTCCGAGGCGGCCAAGACCGAGCTCGAGCGCGCGACCGACCGCGCGTCGACCGCGGAGGGCGCGCTCCAGGGGGAGCAACTTGGCCGGCTACGCCTCGAGGTCGCGCTCGAGCAACTCGCCGGCGACAACCCCGCCGTCAAGATGGCGATCGCGATGGCCCCCCGGCTCCAGGGGTCGACTCGCGAGGAGTTGATCGCCGACGCCGGCCAGATGCGCTCGCTCCTTGGCCAGCAGCCAGCCGGCAGCAACGGCACGCCGCCCGCCGGCGGGTTCGACTTCGGCTCGGGCAGCCGCCTCCCCGGCGCCGCCGCGCCCCCGGCGGGCACTGACGCCGGCTTCAACGCCGCGCTCCGACGCGCCGCCGGCCGCTAGCCCGCGATCCACCCCGCCAGGCGAGCCGTCCCGCCGCCAGGGCCCCCGCGCGCCCGACCGCGACGCCCAGGGCCTCCCCGCCGGCCGGCCCGGCAGAACGCCTGTCGTGGCGTCTGGGCCAGGTGTACGATTCGCCCCGTTGACGACTTGATCTGAGCGACGGCGCCCGCCGCGGGCGCGGTCCCGGAGGGCGCGATGCCCTCGACGCCGCCAGCGCAGATCGAGAAGCCGGCCCTCCTCAGCCCGCAGGCGCGACGCCGGCGGGCGAGCGACACAAGTTCATCGCTCGCCCCAAGGAGGGCCCGTGTCCTTCACCGACGTCATCGACCGCCCCGGCGCCTCGGCACTCATTCCGCAGGAGCAGGCCCGGGAGATCATCCAGCTGCTCCCGCAGACCTCAGTCGCGCTACGGCTCGCGCGCCGCGCGCCGAACATGAGCGCGCACCAGCGCCAAGTCCCCGTCCTGTCCGTGCTTCCGATGGCGTACTTCGTGAACTCCGACGACGGCCTCAAGCAGACGACCAAGACCGGCTGGGAAGGCCTGATGCTGACCGCCGAGGAGATCGCCTGCATCGTTCCGATCCACGAAAACGTGCTCAACGACTCGGCCTACCCGCTGTGGCAGGAGATTCGCCCGCAGATCGCCGCCGCGATCGGACTCACGCTCGACCGCGCCGTGTTCTTCGGCGGCACCGAGAAGCCCGCGTCGTGGCCCAACAGCGTTGATCAGGGCGCCCGCGCCACCACCCCGGCCAACTCGATGGTCATCACCCGCGGCGGCAACGACCCCGACAAGGGCGGCATCTCGGGCGACCTCTCCGACCTCTACAGCGCCGTCGAGCGCAAGGGGTACGAGGTCTCGGGGCTGCTGCTCAACCCGATCTGGCGCGGATTCATCCGCCAGGCCCGCAACACCCTCGGCGACCAACTCGCCGAGCTCCTCGGCGGCGACGTCTACGGGTTCGAGCCGACCTACGGCCTGCGCGGCGGCTGGTCCGCCGGCGCCAACGTCACCGAGGGGTTCGCCGGCGACTTCTCGCAGATGATCATCGCGATCCGCGAAGACATGGACTGGCTGATCAGCCGCGAGGCGGTCATTTCTCGCGCCGACGGGACGATCGTCCTCAACCTGTTCCAGGCGGACTCCGTGGCGCTGCGCGTCAAGTTCCGCGTCGCGATGCAGATCGCCCAGCCGGTCACCCCCGAGGTCGGCGTCAAGGCAAGCCGCTACCCGTTCGCCGTGATCCAGGGCACCGGTGCGGTCGCCTACGAGGAGGACGCCGACGCCGAGACCGCCGACGCCGACGAGGAGGAAGCCGCCAGCGGCAGCCGCAGCCGCAAGCGGTAGGTCATGAGCACCGACCCGCCAGACATCGCCACCTGGCAGCCGGGCCCGCAGGAGGTCGCGAATCTGCTGCGCGCCCGGACGAAGGACGACGAGTCCAACGAGCTCGGTGCCTGGACGGCCAACACCCGGCCGACCGAATACGAGGTCCGGGGGCTGATCAGAACGGCGGCGGGCGACCTGCTCGCCGCCGTCGACATGCTCGACCCCGAGTGGGAGGACCCGCACGGGAGCGCCGCGGCGCTGTGCGCCAAGCGCGCCGCGATGCTCGTCGAGCTCAGCTACCACCCCGACGACGCCTCCCAGCCCGGCTCGGTCTACACCGAGTACCGCGACCAGTGGAACGACGGCGTCAAGGCGCTGATCAACATGCTCGCCGGCCCGCCCGGCGGCGGCACCACCTACAGCGTCAGCTACCCCACCTCGACCTCCCAACTCGCGTTCGATCGCTTCCGGCCCTGGTGGGTCCTGAACCTGCCCGAGCCCGAGACCACCCAGCCGATCTTCGAGTTCCCGCCCGACCCGCCCGGCGGGAAGGTCGTGATCGGCGGATCACCCCCAGGGGACTGGTGACCATGACCGTGATCGGTAATCGCTTCACCCCGGCATTCGCTGGCCGGCGCCCCGACGGGCCCACGCCGGCGCCGCCCGGCCCCGATATTCGGTTCGCGACCGTCACCGAGACCAGCACCGGGCGCCTCAGCGTCACGCTCCAGATCGGCCCGGACGCGCCCCCCATCGCCACGATCGACCTCGACTGGGGCGACGGCACCCGCGACGCCCTCGGCGGCCTCATCGCCACGCACAGCTACGCCGACCGCGGCGTCTACGAGCTCCGCGCGATCGCCCGCTCCGACGCCGGCCGCACGTCGGTCAACTCGATCCGCGTTCAGGTCCTCGAGGGCGCCCCCGCGATCGAGGACCCCGTCGCCGACTTCACGATCACGCCGGCCGCGCCCACGGACGCGGACCCGGTCACGCTCGCCTCGACCTCGACCCCGGCCGAGTACGTCCAGATCAACGAGTGGACCCAGATCATGCCGCCGGGGAGCACCCAGGAGGGGCCGCCGGTGATGAACCTCGGGATGC